AACTACCCATATACAACACCTCTATAACCATGTTGCTTACCTTAGGATTCTTCATACTTGCCATGAACTCTTGCATGACAATTACGACATAGCACCTTAACGTCGTTGCAGGTATATTCCCATGGTAGCAAACCTTTCTTGTAGCCTACGTGGTGAACTTGTAATCGCTCCGTAGAACCGCAAACCTCGCACTTATGTCCACGAACGGCAAAAACAAACTGTCTGAATGCGAACCAGCGAGGATCCTGCAAGAACTCGTCATAGTTCATTTTTACAGCTTTCGTCCTAGCATTATCTACCCTTTTCTTGTACCTCTGTTTACTTTCATGCTTTCTTGGCTTTGGAATACCGAGAAGCGCAGCCTGGTCATTCCTTCGTCTTTGGCTCACGATACTATTTCTAGCATCAACCAATGCTGTCCACGACTTAGTACGAACGCCTTTCGCGGTGGTCCAGTCTCTAGCCTCGAACTCTTTATAGAGAGCAAACGGGTCGATATCATAGCCCTTTCTCTCTATGTAGTCACAAAACTCCTCCAATGATGGAGTATCTCTAACAATATCTTTTCTCATAATCTCTACAATTTATGACGTTAATATTCTTTCTAAAAAGGCTCAGGCTCACTCCCTCGAAGTCTCCCTCTGCCACTACTATTATTATATGTTACTTTTTACCCACTACCATTTTTCTCTCGATTTTCTTCTGATTAGAACCACTTTTCGCCTTCGAAATCTGACTTTTGAGAGTCTTGTATTTGTTGGCGCATCTAAGTTGTCCTTTTCTGTATTTTGCAGAGATGATAATGAGTGTTCCATCTGCCGTGTGGAAGCTCTGGTTGTTTGTGCATAAGCACGCATCAACGTCTGCCTCAGTGCATTGGATAATCTTTTGTACTGCTCCAGACTTAACGAGAGACTTGACGGCTTTTCTCGCCTGATACAACGTACCATTAATGTCTTGTGCCATCTTGGCGTTTGAGTAACTTCCGGTGTACTTCTCATCGAATGGTTTCTTCAACATACGAGCTTCCATCTTGCGGGCGTTGCGTACACTTTTAATCGAGTGCCCGTTAATGGCTCTACCATGCGTATTGATGACTTCTTCGATAATATTAATCTTGTTACTCACGACAACCTTGCGCACGAGACCCTTAAGGTTCGGTAGGCTGAGTTTGCTTATTTCCCCTCTTCTTGTCTTGTAGCTGTAATTGTAACTCTCGTGAATCTTGTTCGCTATGATTCTTCTCACACCGAACTTGTTCGTATCTATGCGGCAATAACCGAACTCAATGGCTGAATCCAGGTATCGCTTGAAATCCTTCTTGTTGAAACCAAGGGCATTCGCTGCCTGGTTTGTTGTTCCATAATGAAGGTCTGATGAACGGAACAGGAACTTTATCTTGAGGGCAAAGCAAAATGCCACTAAACGATTATCATCGCTCAGTGCAATCTGTGCCTGCTTAATTCCTATTCTGATATTGTTCATACCCTACGTATTTATATGGAAAAAGCTCCAAGGGTCAGCGGTAGAGAAATAACCCTCGGAGCTTATAAGCTTATATCTGATTAGCGGTCTTTCGACCGAAAAACATTCTAATTTTCTGCTTACAATGCTCTCTACTTCACCGCTTGCGAGTTCAAAATTACAATAATATTTGGAACCGACCAAACGTCTGATTTCTGCCTAAAATTCAGTCATTCAAGTAAAAAGTAAAAACAAAACTCTAGAAAGTGCCGATTTGGCTAGATGTTTCGATTGAAGTAAAAACAATGTTTTGTGCTATTCATTAAAGTATAGAATATTTACATTAACCCTTTTTAAGGAAAAGAGCGCTTTTCGGTGTGTTTTTAGTGGTGACTTTAAATAAAATAGCCGCCTATCTGTTAAGTGATAAGCGGCTATTAGTATTGACTTAACCGTGCTGCGTAGGGCTTGGTTATTAATTGCAGGAGCCGAAGCTCCCTATTTTTGGCTAATCGGGGCCGTTTTAAAAAATCCCCTCCTACCCTCACGGGCAAGAGAGGACGCTCATTTAAACAATCTAGCTATGAAAAACTAGAAATATCTTATTTTCCGCACTTAACAACTTCGAAAACACGATGCTCTCTGTCGGCGGAAAGTCTATTACCTTCTTCATCGCATATGTGGCCATCTTCGTTGACCCACATCTTCTGGTTGAACATCTCTTCGCACATACCGAGAATCTTTAGATACTCCTGTGCCTCGAAGATGACGTTCTTGCCATCACGCTCTGCCCTCTTGAAGTTCTCGATAAGGTCAGGATTCAGGTCAGGTGCAGTGATGTCGTACTCATCCATTTCATCGTGATAGTGGATGTTGAGAATCTCCAACTCTTCCACCATTGCGGAGTTCGTACCAATCTCGCCAGTCAGAGCCTTCATAACGGTCTCCTTTTCTAGCTTTTCGTACTTCTTCCGACACTCATTGATGAGTTCATTCAACTCTTCTTCTGTATAATCTTCTACCATATTCATTATTTTAATTGGTTAAACAATGGCAGGAGATGGCAGCTAACCACCTCCAGTTTTAGCTTAATCCTCATCTAGACCGTTATCGAGGTCTTCTTCATAGACGCCGAACAATCTCAGTGTATTGCTGTCAATCTCGGTCTTACCGACAATGTAGCGCTGTGTCATCTGTATATTAGGCATACCGTTACTGGTATGTCCCATCATGACGGCAATCTGCTCCAACGGCACACCCTTTTTTGAGAGATTCGTTGCGAACGAGCGTCTGCCGGTATGGGATGATACGAACCGATACTTCTTTCCAGTCTCTTCCTTTCCAGCTTTGAACACCTTTGTATTCGTATCTATTCCGCAGTCACGACAGATATCGCGGAGTGCTCTATTGAACGTCCTTTCACCTATCTCACCCGGAAGAGGCTCGTCACCAGTACCGCATACGAGGAACTTACGGAGTTTCTTGTGAAGTGGAACCCTTACCTCGGTCTTTGTCTTCTGAGTAACATACACGAGGAAGTGTCCGGTATCATCTATGTTCTCTTCCGTCATTCTCTGGCAGTCGCTGTAACGTGCGCCACAGAGACATTCCATGATAAACATTCTCTGAACATATCTTTTTGTTTTCCCGTGAGGGTTGTACTTTATGATTCTGTTTATCTCCTCATCAGAGAGATATACAGACTGGACCGGTACAGCCTTCGCTCTAAGTATTCTGCCGAACGTAGGACTAGGAATTTCCCTGGTAGCATCGTTCTCACGTATCACAGCCTTGATGGTTGCACATACGGTTCTTGCCGAGTTAGGAGCGTAGTTCTCCTGGATCTTTTCGAAGAGGTCGCGAAGGTTGTCGTCCGTGATGTCTTCCCATAATGGCTTATGTCCAAGCATCTCTTCGAACATCCTTACAACCTTAATAAGCTTCGGATATTTCCAGATGTATGCGCCATAGAACGTGTCATGCCTCCAGGCGTTGCTGTGATAATTGGCGAACCAACCCTGCTTGATGGCAGTCTTGTACTTCTGCTGCTGAGTGTAGCTCAGAAGTCTCTCCCAATCTCTTGTCTTGATTCTTATTTCTTCTGTCATAATTCTATAATTTTGGTTACTAGTGGCAAAGATACGAAAAGTTTATAATATAAACCATCGTCTTTGCCGTTTTTAACGCTAATTTAACCTTCCGAAGAAGTCTGTTTCTCGACTGACACGAGTTCTATCGTAGAATATTTGTAACTGTTCCATGTACGCTTGTAATCTTCTGCCTCGTTCAGGGCATCCTTGTACGATTCTGCTTGGAATACGTATGGTTGCTCCCTAAGAATAGAGGTTCCATTATCGTAAGTTACCTTGTATTTTGCCGCATAAACGTGAATATATCCGTTTAGCTCGTTATTTAATCCTGTGGCAATTTCTGCAAGAAGGTCAACTGGTATATCGTCATCGATAGCTTTTGCTTCTCCTACAGAAGTGCATCGGCTATGAATGATAGGGATAGCTGTATCGCTGTCGCCTACTTCTACGATGTTCACTTCCCTGTTGTCGCCGGCACGTACAGGCCAATCGAACACCTTTCTGCTCACATTGTGCTCTCTCATAATCTCACGGATGGTGCATGCGAGCTCCATCTTTGCTGTTGAACGCAACTCATCAATCTTGTCTTTCAATACTTTTCTCTTCATAATCTTAATATTTTGGTTTGACTTGATGCCCACCGTTCCCGGCAGGCTTGTTTGGCTTACTGGTTCTCTACGATATGATTGGCAATCTCAGCCTCAATGTGTTCCTTGAACCATCTGCACGCAGCATCAAGCTTCCATCTGAGGTCGTCATCGTGGATATAGCTCGTCATTGTGCGGGCATTCTCGATATCCTGGAGCATTCCACACACTCCATAGTGATACTTCTCGTCCTCATATAGCTTGTAGTCAAGCTTTCGAACTAAAGTACATTCATCCTCGGTTACATCGAACGTATCTCCGTCATCGTCCTTGAGTGATATTCGGTCTCCTGATATATCTTCTACGGTGCATATCTTGAAATTCTCGTACCACTTAGCGAAATCATCAGGATCCGGATTGTTCCACATAACCTTGTCGCCTAGCGTTACGCTGTTTCCGTTAACGTCCGAGAACTCTCCCTTCCAGTTGATTTCATTGCCCTCGTACTCATCTATAAGACCTAGCCAGTCCTCATCGGTTGCCTTATCCAGGCTGTCGAGGTCTTCCTTTGGAGTCTTACTGTGTCTGCGGAAGCAGTTGATTGTGTCCAATGTCTCACCTGGGTAATCATTCTCGGATGCGAATCTCTTTACTCTTTCAATATCAGTCATATTCATAAATTTTAATTGGTTAATACTGGGAGCGTGAAACAATAATGTTCCACGCCTTGTTCGGCTTTACGATATTTAGCGCGGGAATACCCACTACCTTCAGGTGTGGGATGAAAGTGCATATTTTTCTGAATTTATTTGCAAAGTTGAAGAAAAAGTTGTATATTTGTAAGCATAAAACGTTTGCTTATGATTTCATACAAATACAAACTCTATCGCACCGATAAGACGAAGCACCTGGATAAGATGCTCCGCGAGGCTGCTTTTGTGTGGAATCATGCACTCGCGCTACAGAAACGCTACTACCGCATGTACGGCAAATATATCGGCATAAACAGAATGCGTAAGCATTTCGCAAAGCGCATCAACCGAAACCTATTGCACTCGCAGACGGTGCAGGAGATTCTTGACCGTCTCGATGACGCATATCTGCGTTTCTTTAAGCATCTGGCAGCACGACCTCCAAAGTTTAGACGGGCGAAGGATTTCTCCTCTTTTGTATTCCGACAAGGAGGTTATTCCATCAACGGGAACGTGCTGACGATAAACAGAATAAAGAAGCGTTTCAAATTCTCGCTGAGCAGACCTTGCGACGGCAAGGTTAAGACCCTCACCGTCAAGCGCAGTCCACTGGGAGAGTATTTCATCATCATGGTGCTTGATAAAGCCCCTGTCAGCCTCGGAAAGACACACAATGGTGCATCCGTAGGCATTGACTTTGGCCTAAAGACCTACATGACGATGAGCGACGGAACCACGGTTGAAAACCCGCAGTTTCTAAAGAGCGGACTGCGCCAGTTGCAGCGTAAGTCGCGGAACCTCTTGAAGTGTGTGCCAGGTTCCCATAACCGGGAACGGAAACGTCAGGATCTCGACAGACACCACGAGAAGGTTGTCAACCAGCGCAACGCCTTCCAGTGGCGGCTCGCCCATCAGTTATGCCGGCAGTACGACCGTATCTTCATCGAAGACCTCCAGCTCACCGGCATGACAGCCTTGTGGGGCAGGAAGATGAGCGATCTTGCACACGGTGAGTTCGTCACCAAGTTGGAGTACGTGGCTTCCAAGTATGGTGTCATCGTCCATAAGATTGACCGATTCTACCCGTCATCAAAGACGTGTACATGCGGATATGTAAACAAGCAGCTTCAGCTGAAGGATAGGCAATGGACTTGCCCCGAGTGTGGCGCAGTCCATAGCCGTGACCTTCTCGCTGCCCAGAATATTCTTCGGCAGGGCATTGCCGAATTGGAGAGCACAAGTAAGACACCTTCCGCAAGGAGGGCGCATGTGCGCCTGCATCCAAGAATCTCATCCCTTCAGGGGTGAGAGTATGTCAAACCGGCAGAGACACGATGTATTCCTTCTTCTTCTTTCGTGTTCTGCTCTTCACAGTGAATTCACAAAAGTCTCTCAGCCACCCGGCAGCATTGCCGATGAAAGGCTCGTTCACTACAAGGATAGGACGAAGCATTCCGTTCTTCTTCATGAACTGATAGTCTATGAAGTCGAACGGGTCATCCGGGTCCTCACTCTTCTTCTCCCAAACGCTGACATCGAGATAGTCAATGAAGTCTCCCTCTGGCGGGTTATCCATCTCGATGAATCTCTTCGGAGTTAGGAGAATCGTATCCTTAGGCTCGTGGGTCATAAAGAAATTCTCTATAACCTCGTTGAACTTGTTCATGTCCATCTGTTTCTGGACAATGCCCTTTCTCTTCATGATGTCGGAAGCTTTGAGCATTCTTGTACCTCTTCTTGCTGTTGCCATAATTCAAAATTTTAATTGGTTAAACATAGTACCCCGTCATTACTGACGAGGATTTTGGATAGTGTGCAAGGACTCCTACCGCCTGACCCTTGCCGATGGACCAGCATAGTCTGTCTTCCTTCAGGCACTCTGTGCAGTTTCCGGTACACAGACGTGTCCCTTCCGATGCTGATGTACCGCTCTCGAAGATAGGATGCGCCTCCGGGAATCCGTGGCGGTTATCCATCTTGAGACCAAGCCACCCGCTGAATAGGATGTGCATGTTCTCAGGAATGACGTTGCCCTCATCGAGATACTCGTTACACACATCGAACATCTTCGTGAACGCCAGGAACTTGGTATCCTTATGCTTGCGAGCAATCTCGCACATCTTATCAAGATACCATTTGTCCTGTATGTCGCCGCCGATGTGGAATCGGAATGCACGAGGGAATCGGTAGTCGAGATACCCATCAATTTCCTTGAAGTATCGCTCGGGATCCTCATGGTAGATTGCAGAATTGATAGCTCTCGTCTTGATGACCTCCTTGTAAATCATGTCATTGCGCAGGTCGTAGCAGCTCTTGGAGCAGATTGAACAGTTACCGCAATCCATGACCGGAATGAGCGACACGGATGGGATAGCTCCCAATTTTGTGTTGCCATCGCTGATCTTGACATGCAAGTCGCTGACGTTCTCTAATGCGTTCTCGTAAGCTGCCTGTGCCTTTGACAGACGAGTCTTCATTCCTTCCTTACCTAATGTCCAGTAATTTCTACTCATAATTCTAATTTGATTGGTTAAACTTTGCGAACAAAAACCGGCGTGTCTCACGACAGACCGGCTTTGAACCATTTAAACAAAATTTAGTTATGATATGAGTAGTCAGCCGCTGCTAACGACTGACCTTTTGGCTAATTTTTCGGTACATTCCAGTGGAATGAAATCGTAGCTTCATCTTCGTAGATGGAGAACGATATTAGTAGTTTTGCGTCTCCCTCACGCTCGTCATCTATGTACTGCTTGTACGCCGGAACCATGTAGGTCGTTAGGTGACATTCGTCTTCAGTCAAGTTTTTTATGACTGCATTTCCGAAATCATCAAGCTTGTCCGTGCTTCTGTAGGGCTGCGGGATGCATTTCAGCTCGACAACATTGTTCTTGACGGTGGCCATTACCGGAACACCGGCAATGAATCCTAGATACGTATTACCTGAGAATGCGTAGCTTCCGTCGTCGAACATATTCTCTTCCCACCAGTCCAGCATGACATTCTTGTTGTCAAGGGGTGCTGGAGTAAGCTTGTCTACATAGATTATCTTCTTGATCTTCTTCATAATTCCTTATTTTATTGGTTAAACATTGAATCGGTTACCGAATCAGTAACCGACTTTTGGCTAGAATGGTCCCCGGCTGGCGCCTTACTCTATAAGTTCGATCTAGAGAGCTTTAGCTCGAAGGATTACCTCCAGTAGTGACTGGAGGAGATCCTTCGTTGAAGAAGCTCTTGTGAATTGCTTGCCGGGCCACCATTCTTCAGGCGGCGAACCTTACGTCTTACTGATGATTACTTGTTCTCGCTCTTGGCTTTCTTCCATTCAAGAATCTTGCCCTGGACGCTGATATTATTGTCCTTGATAAGCTGCTTTAGTACACCGAGCATCTTCCAACCCTCTTCTTCGTAGAGCTTGGCTTTAGAGTCAAGCTCTTTCAGAGAATTGGCCTCTGACATCTTTCGTCCGTTCTTCATGAATCTTGCTCCATGGAACATGATGAGGTTTCTCATCGTGTAGTAGGAACCAGAACCCTTGTAAGCATGAATGAATGCATCTGTCTGCTTGGTGTCCCATGCGAGATGCTTGCGCTTCTTATTGAACTCACGAACGGTATCGTAGAGCTCCTTGTAGGTGTAGGTCGGAACAGCACCCATCTTGTTGGCAAGGTCACGGAGAGGATTGTATACCTTTCTATCCAAGTCAGCGACGAAGATGTTTTCGTTTTGAAGACGGATATAAGGATTACCCTTGCAGGTATGCTTGTAAGTCTTCTTCTTGTTTCCATCCTTGTCTTTCTTGACAGTGTAGATGCACTTGTCGTCAATGTAGCTGCGAAGCTTGTTAATATAGTCAATAGCCATATCGTGTGCTACGCAGCCGTTGAACCAGCGATTTCTCGCCTTGGTGTTCTCGTAGTCCTTGTGGTCACACATTTTCATCTGAGCATACAGCTCGTTCTCCAACATGCGCCACTGGTACTCGTAGCCCTTGCGCTGCAACACCTCGTTAAATGACAGATAATTCTTATCCATGTCTCGCAACATGTGGAACATCTGACTCATCACCCAACGACGGAACAGCTTCCAGTTGCTTACGTATCCACCCTCGACAATCTGCTTGCCTACCGCATCGATGGTTGCATCGTCCATATCAACAGGAACTGCTGCACCATTCTCGATTTTGATAAGCTGGTCATCACCGAGAGGGAAATATTTACTAGTATCAACGCCTGCTGCCTTAAGAGCTTCGAGACGCATCTGCGCCTTGGTCTTCTTACCGGTAGCTGCTGTAGCCTCTACATTGTTAGTTACGATGTTCAAGTTCTCACCAGTGATTGTTACAATCTGTTTCATAATTCTAATTATTTTAAATTGGTTACTAAAAATTTATTTAACTCTAGTGGATGAGGCTTACGCCCCACCCTTGTTTGGCTCAATCCAATCTCTGAGGATAATCAGGTCCCTGTCATTTTCAGACCTCCAGAACCATGTTCCCCATCTGTTTTCCCACGCAAGGTTTCCTCTGAGCAGCTGCATAAGGACGTATAGTTCTAGCTTACATCTAGCTACCTCTCGTCGTTCACCGTACATCATGTCTTCATCGGAGAGTTCTTTCTCAGGCAAAGCCTTGAAGTAGTAGCGGCGATGTGATTCAGAGCGTTCAGACGGCACAGAATGCCTGTATGCCTTGTATCTCTGCTCTATTGCGAACAGGACTACTGCATGTGTCATGTAAGGTGTATCTTTCGGCTTATCTTCCTCGGACATCACTACCTTTCCATTCACCCTACATGTTCTCTTCTGGAAGTTGATGGTAAACTTAGCACCATTCTCAACTGCATTGATAATCTCGTCGTATGTCATAATTCTATTGTATTGGTTAATAGGGAGTGCGCTCAGAGAATCTGTTGCGTAACTGTAAAGTCTTGATTGATACTGTATTTGAGTCCTGACGGATCCAGGTAATCACCTGGATGCTCAGGATGATTAAAACAGTATTATACAATCTATTCTCCTTGCGCACCATTCGGCTCGCAATAACCTAGTCTGACTCAACCTGATACGTTGCATTGCTTTAAGTTTTTGATTAAGGGCGTAGCATTGTTGTGAAGCCAACCTCAGGAAGCGTACGCTTCCCCATCCTTGGCTTCAGAATCAATGAAACGCTCGATAAACTCTCAGAACTTGTCAGACATCGCTGCAATGCGCATGACTTATCTCATGTATTATGTTGCATGGATATATGTTCGTGATTCAACCCCGTGGATTGGATACCTGCGCCTGCGGAGATATCGGCAGGAGCAGGTATACCACTCACGGGGTATTAAACCTCATACTCTTGATAAGTCGTGATGCAATTCACATGGTTGTTTGTAGGTACACTCATAGGGCTGTTGCCTTACTATAGGCTGATGATTTAACCCGCTTGCCGATACGCGAGATTTCTGGTATTACCAGACATATCGCGTTGATACAAGGCGGGTTGAATAAACCGATACCTCCTCGTGTACCTCGTTTGGCAATAACGTTGTCTTTATCTGAGAGCGTGGCACGTAGCTATAGCAGCTTGATTTGAGGGCTGTTATAATCGCCGGATGAAGCTGGGGATTCCCAGCATTAGCCGGCGAGCACAACAGGCACTCATAAATTCACTCTCCTCTGAAGGCTACCCTCGTGCTAGGGTAATTCCATGACCGATGGCTCGGCACAATACTTTATGATTCTGATTTGACACAGGATTCGCCAGAATAGATGATCCAGGAGTCGTAAGTAGTATACGACGACTCCAGGATCAACTACTCTGGTTAAGAGACCTGTTGCATAAACTTCAGCCATCCGTCAGGGAGTGGTGGTGTGCGCCACCGGTGGAAGTCATACGGACTGGCACATTTCTGTACTTCGTTGATGAGCTACGCCTTGTTCGTCATACGAACATCCTGCTGTCTCAAGTTGCAAACTTGGATAGCAGGATGTTCAGATGATGTTATACGAGGCATCGCCTGAATCTTCGCCCGTCCTTCTCCCACGTCCGTGTGCTCGGTTACAGAGTCTGCCGGTCAGAAGATACTGCGCATAGCTATATCAGATTGATAATGTCCGGTTTAGGACGAACAGAGGACCATCTCTCAGGTATGAGCATGGTCCCTGTACTCCGCAACCGGGATATTTAAAACCTTGTGTCTTCATTCCGGCAGTTCCTTGCGCTAGGATGCACGTCTACAGTGTATTCACCAATGTGTTGTACGCTGCCCTGTTCGTTCGTAAGGCATTCTGTGCGCAACCGATTGATAGATACCCCTTGATTTCGCTTTCTGTCTTACTCCTGTTGGCTTTCACGTTCCTGCCACGGCCTCGGTCTATGCAACCTACAGCCTGAGTCTTCACGTATCCGAGGCCACCGACCTTTCTCTTGCCTGTCTTGACCGCACGGATGCAGTCCATGACGAAGGTGTTGAGTTTGTCGATGTCCTCTTTCACGTTTATGACCGGAAGAACCTGAGTCGCCCAGGAATAATCGCAGTACCCCTTGTAGAGATACCTGTTTACTGCATTGATGGCTTTCGTCATCGTGGTGTCACGCTTCTTTATCGTCCTTTTCTCAATTTCCTTCTGAAAGGTCTTGATACGTGTGGACGACAGAGAGATATTGTGACCCTTGATGGAATATCCGAGGAACTTGAACCAATGATTAGCGTCAAGATACTCAACCTTCTTCGGATTGAGCGTCATATGCATCTTCTCCAGTTCGCTCTTCAGGATATCCATGGCTTTCTCATAGTCCTTGCCCACGAAGAGAATGTCATCAGAATAACGGACGTAATATCCGTCCAGATTCGACAACATCTCGTCGATATGGTATAGAACCACGTCAGCCAGCCATGCAGCAACAGAGCATCCCTGCTTGAGGGACTGATACTTCTCGCAGAGGTTATTGTCCTCATCGAAATAGATATCTGTGTGATAGTAGTCACGAATGACATCTATTAGCGCAGATTTTCCGAATTTCTCCTCAACCTTGTCGAATACCCAGTCGATGAATCGTATAGGCACGTTGTCAAAGTACTTGGATAAGTCGGACTTGAATCCGATGATTCTACCATCTGCTGAGTATATTATCCGAGACACATCTTGCACCACACGACCGCAGCCGATACCTTTCTGGTACGACGTGCAGCGTGGATGCACCATCTCTGGCATCTGCTCGAACAGGAGGTCGTTGGCTATGCTCAGGAGGATTCTGTCCACAGCCTCATTCACATAGACCGTACGGAAATCTCCGTTGTCTTTCGGAATCTTTGCTGTGTGTGGCGGCATAATCTTGTAATTGCCGCTCTTGATCCTCTGATACATAGCCAGACGAGCCTCCGGTGTCGTCAGCTGATACATTACTGCTTTGTTCATGTCCTTGAATAAGCCTTTCTCGATAGCATACTGCCATCTGGCTTTTTCGAAGAACATCTCTAGGATTCTGTCTTCATTCATAATTCTTATGTTTTGGTTATTGGTAGGGAGATTGCTCTCCCCCGTTTGGCTAGTCGATGTGCTGGAGTGCTGCGCTGTCATCTTCTTCGGATTCTCTCCAGTACTCCTGATCTGGTTCGATCTCGATAACCTCACCTGAGAAATTGTCAGCGTCAAGAATAATATCGCTATTATTATAGGCATCCTGCACTTTCTGTACGGCTTCATTCTCACTCTCAGCATCAACGCTGACTACCTTGTTCAAATGTTCTGTGACTGATACGTAATATCTCTTCATAATCTTTAATAATTTGGTTAATAGTACGGAGCCATGACGCTCCGCTTTTATGGCTTGTATTCTTCCTGCTTGATACTGACCGCATCACCGCACATGTAGTATGTACTGCTTTCACTGAGGTCGAGTCCGTCTTCTCCGTAGATATACTCCTCAATCTGCTCTTCTTCCCATGAATCCGGGCAGTTCTTAATCAGTCTTACTTCTGATGCCGAATAATCTAAAATCGCTATATTCATAATCTCATAATTTGTTGGTTAATAATGTCAGAGGGATTGCTCCCTCCGTTTTTAGGCTACCACTCTTTGTTGTAAGCAAGTTTTCCTTCTCCAAATTTACGCATTTGGTCTGTAAAATCCTTGAAATTTACTCCTATTGCCCACTGCCCACCATAATGATCGCAGGCTATATAATCCTTGCCATACGACGGACCGCATCTTTTACAAGTGTATATCCACATCTTTAGTTTCCCAACGATAATGGTATATCCATCTTTCAAATCGCTATAAGCTGCACGTAAATTTGCCGTGCGAGTTCCTAAATTAACTTGTGTCATAATTCTCTTTGTTTAATTGGTTAATAGTGATAGCCCGGAGGCTATCTTTTAGGCTAATGCGTTCAATACTCTGTGGGCGTTGTATGCGACAGGATTCTGATACTTCATCTCCGCATTGATTCTACGCTCACAAATCTCAATGCATCTCTCGTGTGCAATATTCTCGGATAAGGCATCAAACTCGATATGGGTGCTGCCAGATGATGGCTTGCCCACACAATACTTGTGCCCGTCACGATAGCACACGATTTTTCTGTTCACTCTGTAGATAGTTCTACTTCCCTTCTGTGAAATTGTAATCTTTCCCATAATTCTATTTAATTGGTTAATGGAAGAGGAGCATGCAAGCTCCCCTTGTTAGGCTGTTTCTTTTAGTTTGATTCCATTCTCTTCGAGAGCGTCTTTAATCAGCTCATCAGAGTCCTCGTAGTACTCTCCCCAGCAGGAATCAATCTGCTCCCAGTCGTAGCCGTCCTCCGGCTCACGACCTATTTCCGTGAAGACTTTCTTGTAATGGACTTTCTTCTTCAAGACGAATCCCTTGACATCTCCCCACATCCAAAGACCTATGCACTTAACCTCATGCTCAAATAGGTCCAAGGCTCGCTTTCTCCAGTTTTTTGTATTAGTGTCACAATACTTGGAGAAACGCTTTTTGTCGCAGTAGGCATATCCACTGACATAATCTCCCTGGCAGTAGCCCGTAGAGGACCACTCGTAGAATGCAATATCCTTACAGTCGTGCAGAAGGTACGTGAAATCGTCCTCTTCGAGGATATCGCAAAGTTCTTCTCTATAGTCGAATCTCTTCAAGTCGCTCGGGCAGAACTCTTCGTGGTTATACCACTCACCATTGTACAGACTCTCAAGATACCACATGCGGTCACTCTTGTCATAGCGCATACGGTAATTGTCGACGCTTTCACTATTGATATAATCAATAATCTTCTTTTGTGACACATAGTTACAAACTAGATTCTTCAATGCATCCTCTGCATTTTTAGCGTCAACTTCGCTGCTACAACCACGAGAAAGTTCCCTGTTGTATCCGTAATCAGAATAGTCCCAGAAGTAAACGCCTGCCAAATCCCATTCTGTGCAAGGGCATTCGGCATCCTCATCCTGGTAAATGGTGATTCTGTAATCGCCGATTTCTTTCTTTGCAAATTCGTAACTCATATCTAATATCATTTAAATGGTTTAAGGGCAGTTCTAAAAATTAACTGATTGATATTTAGTAAATAATGCTGATTTTCCGATATTTTTTTGTACCTTTGAGGAACAAAACGAGTT